CCTTCAGCGCCTCGACTTCGGCGTCGCGGGAGGCGTACGCGGCATCCCAAATCTTAGCGGCATCATCCGCGTACTCGTAGTTGCCATCGGCGGCGCCAACGACGGGTTCGGGCAGGCCGGGGTTCTTCTCCTGCCACTGATGGTGGCTATCATAGTCGAAGCTTCGGTACGGATTGCGCGCGCTCATCGCTCGGGGTCCTCGGGCTTTAGGTTAGATGCGAGCAGTCCGAACGCCATCACATAGCTCGACAGCGTGAATTCGAGCGAGCGGATCGCCTCGTCACGCGTCGCGGGATTCTCCACGCGCGCACGGTACTTGTCGACCTCGCGGGCCATGTGCTCGGCGTACTCTTTCGGTGTGCGGCGGACGAGATCCATCTACTTCCCCTCCGCGTGCGCGCCTTGCTCTAAATAGTCGGTAGTGGCCTGTTTTGAAATGACGCAGGCCATGCCAAAGATCCGCCGGCATATTCGCGCGCATGACGATCCTGACCGAGAAGACGACGTGGCGAAGGCGACGCGAAATCTGGGACATGGCGAATCCCGGAAAGCTGTCCACCGAGCAAGAGGCGAACGTGCGCGCCGCGCTCATGTTTCTGAAACGCAAATTCGGAACGTGGGAGAAGTTAGGCAAAGCGATGGGCATGCACGCGGCGACCGTTCACCAAAACTCGTATCGCCTGCGGCGGCCGCCGAATTCAGGAGTCGCGATCAGAGCGGCGCGCGTCGCATGCGTTCCGGTGGAGCGCATTCTCAGCGGGCTCTGGCCTCCACCAAATGCTTGTCCGTACTGCGGACGGGGCTAAGCGGCCTTGGCCAACCGAGATCGGTCTAATCCGATCAGAGCGCGTCGGACGAAATCCGCAGCCATGCGGCGCGCCTCGCTCTCGTCGCGCGGGTCTCGCATGAACTGCGGAAGATGCGGAACGCCCGGCGCAAACTCGCACGCGATGCGAACGGATAGATCGGTAGCTTGAGCGAACTTGACCCGATAGGTTTTCAGCCCAGGATCCGACCACGTGCCTGTGCGCGCGACGAGCGCGATAGATGGGACCCCGTTCGCAATGCGCTCGCACGCGATCGGGGTGTAGTCGTAGTAGGCGCGCTCATGTACCGCGCCGTCTTCGAAATGTCGGCGCTCGAAATCAGCGTTCGCCTTTAGCTGCTGAAGCGCATCACGCGTCTTGGTGTGGGCTTGTTCTGCGGCGTTCGCGACGATGAAAGCCCATAGCGCCGTCTGCGCGCGCCACGATGTCTGCGCGACGCCGTCAGCGTTGTCATCAAAAACAATCCAGCCCTTGCGCGGTTGCTGCGCACGGCGATCGGTTCTCGGCATTGTGTTTTCTGTCCGGATTAGATGGTCAGACGTTGTTGAGTATATCGTCCCCACTGCTCATGTCTACGGCTACGCCTCCAACAAGAGCAGTGGGGATCATAAGGGGGCAAAACCTGGCACAGTCAAGCGTTAAAATCGCCACGGTTTCCAGCGCTTGCGTAAGTGCATGGAATATTTGGTGATTTGGTTGACAAAACCTCGCGCGCGCGTCACTCTCTTTGTGAGGCAGCACCATGCGCGTCACGAAGAAAGCCGGACAATTTGTTGTTGAGGACGGCCCTATGCGCGTTGAGGGGGCGGCTGCCCAAACGTTTTTGGCGCAAATGCGCCAGCGCGACGCAACGGGAAATGACCCCGCGCGAAAACAATTTCTAGAAGAGTGTGCGCGCATCTATCAGAAGACGACGCGCAAGTAGATTCCTAGCGCGGACCGAGATCGAAGTGCATGCGGACGGTGTCTGTTCGCTTTTTGCTTTCGACCTCGACGAAACCGACCTTCTTGTACATCGCTAACGCCGCATCCGTCGTGTCGGAATCTACCGCCACGAATCGACAGGCTGCCGAGTCGCAACAGGTGTGCGCCTGACCGATCGCATACTTCACCATGTGCTCTCCGAGACCTTTCCGCTTGTAGCTCTCGCAAACGCCAAGCATTCCGATAAGCAACCCAGGAAACCGCTTTCGGTGGCTACCGCCCTTCCTGAGCACGACCTCGGCGAGGTCATGAAGGATCCGCAGCGGAGATTCCTCAAGAACGACCTCGGTCATCGACGTGGTGATGTATCCGGCTAGGTCACCATCATTGAGCCAGCACATTACGCTCGTGATGCGCTTCGTGTGATGAGCGCACGCCTGGTTTCGCAAATACCAATCAATGGCGTCGTTGCACTTGAAGGCATCGAGCGAAATGCTGTCGTTTATCGGGACAGCAACAAGGGCATCGAGAAAAGTTTGATCGGTCGGCACTTACTTAACCCTATTCGCTTAGCGCAGCTTTCACCAAGATCTCGCGCGCCCATTGGGTAATCGGCTTGCCCGCGCGACCAGCTGCCATCTCGATCGCGCCGCGTTCGTATTCGCTGAGACGAATCGCAAACACGCCCGTCTTCGCGGTGCCCTCGCGCATCGGCGGGCGACCCGGCCCACGCTTGCCGCTCACGGCCGCACCCCGTCAAGTGCGGCCGCGAGAAGATCGTCCGTGCTCCACAACGTGGACGACACGCCCGCCGCCATCGCAGGCGTAGCGCGCACCGTCTTGTGCATGCGCACGAAGTTGTAGTGAGCGAAGTGCAGCGCGGTCGCTGCGATGTGATTTTCGAGCTTCTTGCTAAACGCGTTCGTGAGGCGCGTGTAGCGACGAACGCCCATGCGCACCGTCAGGTTTTGGCGCTCGACGAACGACGTCGAAACCAACTCCGCGACGGGCGCACCAAAGATCGGCGTCTTTTCCATACCGGTAACTTTGGGGGGCGAGTAGCGTCCGGGTCCGATCGGCTCGCCCTCATAAGACTTCACGACTTGCGCGTAATCGACATTGCGATCGAACGACGTCGCGATCGCCTCGATGTACGTGCGAAGTCCGTCCGTCGAAATCTGAACGCGATCACGAAGACGCGGCGCAAGGTCCGCGATGAACGCGCGCGTGCTTTCCGCATCGCGCTTGCCGACGAGAAACGACGGAACGAGTTTCGTTTCCGAATCGATCGCGACATAGGTCCACGTGTCGCCAACCTGCGACGCATCGTCCGTCTCATTCACGTGGCGCTGCTTCTTGCCAACGAACGCCCACAGCTCGTCTAGCTCAAGACGCTTGCACGGAAGATCGCGCATCGTCTCGTCGAGCAGCTCCGCGCAGCCATTGCCGACGCGCACGAGCAACGTGCCAATCGTCTCGCGGTTGACGCCGGTCATGCGCTCGGCGGAACGAATCGAGCAGCCCTCGACGAGAGCGTTCACGACGGCGATTTGTTTCTCACGGGGAAGTGCGTTGCTCATATAATTAGTGTATTACTAATATTCAGAAGGTCAAGGGGAGGCCGCAAACAAAAAGACTCCTGCCCCCAGGCGTGGCAATTCACCTAGGGGCAGGCTCTCTCAGCTATCTAGCTACGCGGTTGGAGAACCGCATGGAACACCGCTCCTCTCCAGGGACGACTACCCGTTTCGGGCTTGCCGGTCCGCGGGAGAGGCGGTAGAACCAAGTCACTCGGGGCTCGGTTCTGCCGACTCCAGCGAGAGGATCGACAAGCAGTTGGTTTCCTCGCTTCGCGCCACGCACCGCTCGTAACGGTGACGTGGCGCAAAACTTTTGTGGCTACTTCTCTAGTTTAGGCTTTTCCGTTAGCTCCCACCTTCCGGGCTCTGGATTGTTCGCCCGCTTCTGATTCTTGAGCGACCACAGAATCGCTCGGACCTTATGATTTGCGTCCTTTTCGCCTGGATACGCGACGGCCGCCAATTGCGAGATAGTGCTGCCAGGGTGGGCGCGAAGCATCTCGACGACGGCGCCGGTGCGCCCAGCTCCGTTTGGAGCGATTGCACCGGTAGGTCGTCCAGGGGCGATCGTCATCACGAGATGCCCGATGTCAGTCTGCCGGCCGCCGTTGACGTTGTTTACCATCGCAACGAATTTCTTGTCGGGCTCCGACTTCTCGTGAATGGGTGAATCGTCGTCCAGCGCCAGCACGAGATCGGCGAGGATGTCTCGCTGGACGTCCTTCGGTAGCTTTTCGAGCGCGCTCGCGATCTCTCGCTTCACACGAGCCTTGTCGCGAGCCTTTTCGATAGCGGCGTCAAATCCAGTAGGTCCCATGGGGGCGATGGTCTTATACGTCGCCGACGTTCAGCGCGCCAGCTTAAACGCAAATTTTCTTTGCCCCCAACTTACCCAGACTAGACCCCCGCTCGATCGGCCAAAAACGAGGCTTGGAGCGCGGCCTGCGCCGACTCAACGGGCGCGCCGTGAAGCACCGCGAAGAATCGGCGCTTGTCGCCCTTCGTCGCTTCCGACCACGCGTAGCAGCGCTTCGCTTTCGCATGCCCGATCAGATCGAAGATCTCGATGTCGCCCGACCATACAACCTTGCCGTCGTGCGTTTCGACCACATGCACCGTCTCGACGTGCTTCGCCCCGACGTCGTGCAGGTGACGGATCGCATCGATCAGCGCGGGGATGCCTGCCGGGTCGGACATGCGAAGCAAGGTAACCGACGCGCGCGCGAACGTCATGCCGCGCAGCGCGTCACGGATTTCCAAAACCAGCCACTACCAAATAGTCCGCAATCTTCTCCGCAGTTTCACGGCCGAGAAACGTCTTCGTCCAAAGCGGATGCCTGAGGGCCTCTTCGGGTGAGGAGATCGCAGCGTAGTCGCGAAGTGATTTGATGATTCGCTCGCGCTCCTGCTGGGCGCCTAGCTTTTGGCCTTCGAGGTAGACATGTACCGGGCAATACTTGCCGCACGGCAACATGAGGCCGTGGTCGTGCCCGTAACCGCCGTTCTCGTGATGGCTCACTTCCCATCCTCCCCGCGCGAAAGCCGCTCGCGATGCCGCTGAAGAAACGAATACAGCCGCAGATTCCATCGTGCATCAGCGAGCGCATCATGAGCATCGTCCGGTGACGGCGGATGCGTAGGGCTTCCGAAATCACACGACAACTGCTTCAGATCTCGGCAGAACATCGGAAAGCCCTTCGGCAGATCCATCATGGTTCCGAAAAGCTGGCAGAGCGCCACCCAGCGGGCAATAGGAGGCCACCATCACCACGGGCCGCGCTCGCCTCGGGGCATTGACCGTAAGCGTCGTCGCCACGACGGTACGCAACGGTTCGCCGTTGAGGGTCAGAGGCGTCACGATCTCGGTGTGTCGCTCGACAAGGAGCTTGTCGATCTTGTCGATGCAGTCGCAGGTCTTCACTTCTTCTTCCCCTTCTTCGCCCGCGGGCGGGTGGTTGACTCAAGGAGGCGCACCTCCGACGGCGAGCGAAAGTAATGATCCCCTAGGTCCGAACGAATGGTGAGCGTAAAGGCTCCGTTGCGGTGCGCTTCGATGTGGACGATCTCACCCTCAAGTCGAGGCGTGAAATCCACTCTGGCACCGAGCGACAGGTACTGCGGCTCTGACTTCTTCGGCGGCCGCGGCGGCTTTGCGGGGGTCATGGCTTCGGCCTCGTCATCGCCTCGACGTACTTCGGCCATCCGTTGCGCGCGATGAACATGCACGCGGACATCGTTGCTTGATGCATCGCGCCCGAGCAATCGGGACACGCCGACGTCACTGCTTTCTCGAGAGCTTTCGCATCGTCGCTCTCGGGGTTTAGGATGCCGTAGACGTTGCGATACGTGCTCGCCTTGAGGTCGGCGCCCGGATGCGCATCGAGCCACGCGAGGCCCGCGTAGACCATGTCGCGACACGCGCTTTCGTAGCCTCCGCCGAAACCGGAGATTTCGCCCATGTTGTCGGTCCATGGGTACTTCGCGCGAACACCGGCGGCGTCGACGCTCTTGATCGTCTCGTCGCGTAGGCGCTTCTCTTCGGCCTGTCGCTTCGCGCTCTCGATCTGGCGCCGCTTGTAGAGATCGGACGCTTCGTACTCGGTGCGCTGGCGATCCATCTCCGCGATCCACCGCGCCTCCAGGTCGCCCGCCGTGTCGCCTCGCGCCGCCTCGATGCGAACGCCGTTGAATGTCAACGCCGCGGGCGCCTCTTTCGCCAAGAGTGCGCACGCTTCGCTGATGTGTTGGCCCGCTCTTCCTTCGATCTCTTTCATGTTTCCCTCACTCCCCCGCCGGCGGCGCGCTGACTTGGCGGACGCGGAAGGGGAGCGTCGGCGCATCCTCGATCGCGAGATGACGACGCCAGCTTTTCGTGGCGGCTTCCCAGGCGAAGCCGAGCGCCTTGGCTTGCGCGTTCCGTTCCGCGTCGAATGTTTTGTCCTCGACCTCGAAGAGCGCCTTGGGCCGCATGGCCTTCGCGATCATCGCGTCGATATCGTAACCGAGCTCGGCGACGCGCTCGAAGATGCGCACGAGCAAGAGAACGTCCGCGAGCGCGCGGTGATTGAATGCGACCGGCACATCGTGAGCGAGCGCGACTTCGACGAGCGAGGCGCCGGGTTTCGAGCGGGGCCAGTCGATGTCGAACTTCGAACAAATCCACGGGCGCGAATCGGCGATTTCTTTCGGGTAGAAGCTCCGATCGAAGCTCGCTCGGTGTGCGACGAATGCCGCCGTGGCGTGTGGCTGCTTCTTCTCGATGAATGCGCCCACCGCTCGCCACGCGTAGTCCGGCGGCGGAGCGAAACCGAGAGCAATCGCGGGTATCCGATTGATCGCCTCGGCTTCGTTGCCGTCCGCACGAATGAGCGTCGAGTAGCACGCCGTCATCGTGCGATGGGGCACGGACCACATCGCCACAGCGACCTCGATCGCGGCATGCTTCGCCGGATCGAGGCCCTGCGTTTCCGTGTCCGTGATGATGAGACTAGCGATCATCAGAACGGGATGTCGTCTTCGGCGGATGATGTCGGACCGAAACCGCGAGACGTTGCGGGCTTCGGCGCAGGCGCCGCTCCGCCCAAGAGCGGCTTCATCCTCGCCGCAAACGCGCGCTTCGCCCGATCGTCCATCTCCTGCTTGAACTTCACGCGTCCGCCGCCGGTCATGATCTCGACCCTCATTTTTTGTTCGCCCTTGTACTCCTCGTATTTCACCTGCACGTCGACCTCGTTGGCGTCGATGCCGTCGAGCCGCGTGAGGTCGTTTCCTTTCCAGCCGCACGCACGCAGACGCTGGACCGCGTAGGGCGCCGCGGCGTCGCTGAAGTTGAGGATCGTACTCGCGCGACCCATTTCGCCGAGGTCGAGATCGATGGCGATCTGATCGTTGCCGTTTTCGGAAATGCCGTACTGCTCGCTCCCGGCAATTCCGCGTCCCTTGTACACACCCGCCTTGATGCTCATTTGCTCTGCTCCTTTTCTCCTGCTTTCACTTCCAAACGGTTGACGAGCTCGGCGATTCGATCCGAATCGGCCTTGTGCTCGTGGAGGTACTTCCGCGCCGCGGCTTCGATCTTCTTGTCGTCGAGGATCGCGATCAGCTCTTCGACGCGCGCCGCAAGCTCTTCGCCGCGCTTGCTCTCGAGATCGACCGACTCGATAAAGTCGGTCCACGAGAGCGGGATTTCGGCGGGCAAGCGCCCGCGCGTTTTCGCGTCGTAGGCCGCGTTCCACTGCGTGTGTACGATGCGCGCGCCGCTCGATAGGCCCTTGAACTTCTTGGTCGCGGCATCGGGCTTCACGAACGTCTCGTGTCGAGCGAACAGCACGTAATCGCTCCACTGCTTCAAGAGACCCGCGGTCTTCTGGTGCATCGCGAGCTCGTAGCGATCATAGGCGGGCCCTTCGGGATTCTGGAACGTGCGCACGTTGGCGTGGCCCACGAGAATCACATTCATGCCGTTCTTCCAGAGCCGCTCGAGTTGCGCCACGAACGCACGCCACTCGTCGAGAGCCGCCGTATATCCCTTGCCGTAGCCGGGGTCTTCGATCGACTTCCAGCTATTGGCCGCGCAGAGGTGAGCCCAGCAAAGCGGCTCGAGCCAGGACACGGGATCGATGACGAGGGTTTTGTACTCGTGTTTCTCGCGTTCGAGGAGCGAGATCCCCTCGATGGCCTCGCCCCACGATCTGGGCTCGGGCAATCGGGCAACGTCGAGCGCCATGGTTCCGCTCTCGAGGCCGAGAAAGATCGGCGCCGGAGCTCCCGCGGCGAACGTGGATTTTCCCACGCCCTCCACGCCGTAGAGCAAGACACGAATCGAGCAGCGAATCGGACCTCGCCGCACGCTCGCCAGGGACAACTTCGGTTTATCGGGGACTACCTGAGCAACATTCATCACGCACTCTTCCTTTCCACATCTTTGGCGCGCGCCACGGCGTCGACCCTTCCGGTCAACTCGAACGTGCGCGACTTCGATCCCGTCTCTGGATTCACGAGCGGGATCACAAATTCATCTTCGACGGCGATCACTTCGAACGTGTCGCCGGACCATCGCGCGTGGTAGCCGCGCATCATGGCGTCTTGCTTGGCTCGCGCGAACGGATCGTCATGCGAAAGCGCTGCGATCGATGCCTCGAGATCGCCGCCCGTCTTCCACCACACTTCCAGCGCCGAGTGGATCGACTTGCCGGTTTTGAGCGAATCGCTCTCGCCGCGGGGACGCAGGCCGAGCTCGTAGCGAAACTGGTAGCGCCGCGGACACGCGCGAAACGTTTTCATTCCGCTTTGCGAGAGCAGGATCGGGAGATGGATCTTCGGCTCGACCGCCTCGAATTTGAGGCGATCGTCCGTCGTCGTCTGCCCGGAGCAGATGTCCCAATAGTCGCAGGGGCGACCGTACTCCCAGCACGAATTCGTATAGCGCGGCCATCGGTTCGCGTGTTTCGCGAGCCGGATCGATTCGGCCGTTTGCCACGTGTCCCATGCTGCGTCCTCGGCCTCCGATTCGAGGTGTGAGACGACGCCGCGCTGGTAGTAGCGTGCGGGGTCTTCGGCGATGGCGGTGAGCACGCGATCGCGGAACGTCGACGCGCCTTCGTTTTTGCCCGGACGGTGGGCGGGCTTGCGAAGCACGTCGTAGAGGATGCCGCGCACGTCGTGACCCTTCGCGAGCATGCCGCGGTGATACATGGCCGGCTGCGGATCGAGCGTGAGGCGGCGCCAGTAGAAGCTACCGGGTCCGATGTCCTCTGAGGTTGTCTTGTGCTCTACGACGTCTACTAGGTTCATGGTGTTAGATTTCGTGTCACGTAAAACTCCCCCACCCAAAGGCGCCACGGTCCCAGGGGTGGTAGGAGCGTGGCGCGTCTGGAGGGGGGAGCTAGTTGATTGACCACGCGAGGCGCTGAAGGTCGTGAAAGAGCCTTCGCGCGTCGAGGAAGGGGCGGTGTCTACGCAGCATTGGCGTCTCCGATGTCGAGCGCCGCCAGCTCATCAAGCAGCCTCGCCCGCGTCTCGACGACACCATCGATGTCGACCGTAGGCCCGTGCCACGGGCGATCGTGGGTGCAGGTCGGCGCCAACTCCACGTTGCAGAGGTGCACGAGATCTAACAGTAGGGTCCGCGAGATCATCGCAAGCTAGCCTCCAGCGCCGGTCCGAGGTCCCGCGCGTCGTCCTTCGTCCACTCGCGCACCTCACACTCCAATTTCGACTTGAGCGAGAGCACCGCATCGACGATGCATTGACCCTCGCCCTCGTTGCCGCCTCTCGCGCCCCAACGAGCAACGAACTTGCCGCCTGGGAAGCGCACGATGTGCAGCTCGTCGTAGCCGCCCGCCATCTCGGTCCACGCGCGGCCGATCTTCCAGACGTCGGCGAGCAGGTCTTCGGCGTGGTCGGCTTGAATGTCGTTCACGGCGATCATTTCTTCATCCCCTCGACGCGAGCCTGAGCAGCATCAGCGAGCGCCGCCGCGATCTTGGCGTCGGTGGCTTTCGACTTGCGGGCGGCGAGCATGGCGTCGGCGATCTGGTAGGCGCGGTCAGCCATAAAGTCCACGTGATCGGGCGCGATGGTCGCGAGCGCCGCCATCGCGAACTCGTCGCGCAGGCACTTGTGATCGACGTCGAGGATTGTGTCGGGCTCGCCCTCGACCTTCGAGGGGATGACGATCGCGCGGCACTGAAATCCGCAGAGTCCGCAGCACCAGGTAGGCTCGCTCACGTCGCACCTCCGCTCGTCCGCGCGCTGGCATCGAAGCACGCCGTAGCCTCTGAATCTTCGAGGTCGACATCATCGAAGAACGTCGTCGGACTCTGCGCGTGGTCCAGCAGCGGCGGCGCGGGCTGGGTGTCGGCGGTTTCGAGGTCACTCGGCGGACGCATTGGCAGCCCCCTTCGCTTCTTCCTCAGCGCATCGCTTGATGTCCGCGAGCGCGCCTTCATTGCTGTCGAAGAACCACGGCGATCGACCCGTGCTCGCGTAGTAGATCGCTCGACCCGCGCGATCGGAGTAGCGAAGCTTTCGCTCGAGGTCGTAGCCA